CGTTGGGACTCGGACGACATGGGCGCCAAGTATGTTGACATTTTATTTGGATCCGTAAAAAGGAATCTGGTTCATATACCCTTCCGATTTATCTGCTTTACGAATCAGGATATTAAAGTGCATCCGGATATAGAGCTCCGGCCTTTCAGCCCTCCCAGTTGGAAGGGCTGCCTCCCTCGCCTTTGGATGTATAACCCAGCCGCAGGCCTGAAGGGCCAAGTACTTGCCCTCGACCTTGACGTCATTATCACCGGACCCTTGGATGAGATAGCCGGATACGATGGAGACTTTTGTGTGCGGTCAAAATTCCAACCGGGGCAGGAGCATAAGGCTGACGGAGACATCATTGGCTTCAAGGCAGGAGCAAGGAACAACCTCTGGAACAAGTTTCTTGCAGAGACTAAGAACATAGAAAAGGTAACTGGGGGGAGGGAGCGTTACTACTATCGGATGGCTGATGAATGTAAAGATAGATTTCAAACCCTGTACCCGGGCCAAGTGCTTTCTTATAAGAGGCATGTGCGAAGGAAGGGTTTGCCAGCGAATGCCAGAATAGTTTCATGCCATGGCAAACCACGTCCGCATGAAATAAATGAACGATGGGCAAAGGAGAATTGGAGACGATGAAGATACAGGCTCCCATACTGATTACCGGATGCGCGAGGTCAGGGACGTCTATGACCGCAGGAGCCCTCTATCAATGTGGGGCTTGGGGCGGGGAGACTTCTCCTCCTAATCGTTACAACAAAAAAGGCATGTACGAAAACAATGAGATTCGGAACCAGGTCGTCAAGCCCTTCCTTAGAAAGTTTGGCTACGATCCCTTGGGCCAATTCCCTCTACCGAATATCAAACACCTATTGTCCTTGCCCGAATCCCTTTCCGAGGAATTGAGGCGGGACGTTCTCCGGATCCTCAAGCGCCAGGGCCTGCAGAATCAAGCCTGGTTCTACAAGGGTGCCAAGATGTGTTTAATGTGGCCCTTGTGGCACAAAGCCTTCCCGGACGCCCAATGGATAATTGTAAGGCGGGAGACTGAGGACATTGTATCCTCCTGCCTTCGAACTTCTTTTATGAAGGCCCATAAGAAACGGTCCGGCTGGATCAAATGGGTTGGAGAGCATGAGGCCCGCTTTGAGGAGATGATTGCAAACAAGTTAAATGTAAGGGAGGTCTGGCCCCAGAGAATGATCCGAGGGGAGTTCTCCGAAATACAAACAGTGGTAAACGCCCTCGGCCTGAACTGGAAAGAAAAGGCCGTTGTAGATTTTGTGGACCCAGGCCTCTGGCGAGGCTGGAAAAGTAGAAGGAGGGACGAAGCATGTCAAGGGTAAGCAGCGCGGAAGTATTGGCGATCATGGATCTGGGTTCAGGTGTAACGGATGTGGACGCCTTCATAGCCGGGGCCACTTTAGTAGTGACCGAACGGCTGGGGGAGAAGGGCCTGTCTGACGACCTGCTGAAGGAGATTGAACGATGGCTTTCAGCCCACTTCGTTTCTATCAACCTCCCAAAGATTATGGAGGAGAAGATAGGCGGGGCCTCGCAGAAGTATGAGGGCATTGTTTTCATCGGCTCCAAGAAGGGTCTGGACACAACCCGATACGGCCAACAGGTTTTGGTTCTGGATTCAACCGGGACAATGTCGAATATAGGCAAGGTTGCTGCCAGCATCAGTGTTCCGGATTTCAGGGAGGCACCATGAACTGGTCTAGGCTTTTAAGACAGACTTGTGTCTACTGGGCGCCGATCGGTAATGACGGTAGAGGCGGAACTTTGTTTGCTCCCGGTGTGGAAGTGAAATGCCATTGGGAAGAGAAGCAGGATCTGTATACAAACAAGAACGGGGAAGACGCCCTGTCCCAGGCCGCAGTCGACGTTGCTTCTGATATGAAAATCGGGGGCTGGCTTTTCCTAGGGGCCTTAGACGACCTTACAAATAGCGCCTGCGAGTCGGATCCAACCCAGGAGCCTTTCGCTTTTTCAATTGAGAAGTTTAATAAGATCCCAGCCCTGTCGGGAACTGATTATGGAAGAGAGGCTATACTGTGAGTAAGAAAGTAGGCTTCATAGGTTTCGATAAGAAATCAAAGGAGGCTTTTTATAAAAGGCTAGACAGGGCCTTTGCTAATATAAGGACGAACGCAAAGTCAGGGTTGATGAAAGGGGGCATAGCAGTCCGGGCCCGAGGACAGAAGGTCACGCCAGTAGGGGACACAGGCAACCTAGTAAACTCTTGGTATGGGCCTCTTGTTATTATGAAGACCAATAGTATGACGCTTATTGAAATTGGGTTGACAGCTGACTATGCTGTCTGGGTGCATGAGAACATTACTGCATCCTTCCGCAAGCCCGGAGCCCAAGCCAAGTTTCTGGAACAGCCCCTGAAGGCTATGCACAGGTACTTGATGGTAACTCTTAAAACGGAGGGGCAGATATGAACCCGACCTCAGAAGACATGAAAGATTATTTGTTGGCAAATGATTCAAGCCTTACTCAGGACTTAGAATTTGCTGACAACCTACATGTGTTCTCTATGCCAGACCAACCAGATCTATGTGTCTCGATCCATGATACAGGAGGCGGGCCGTCCAACCCTTCCTATCGGCTTGACTATCCTAGCTTTCAAGTGATGGTCCGGGGGAAGGTCAGTACAGGGTATCTCGAAGCCTTTGCCTTGGCGGAATCAATCAAGGAAGTCTTTCGGGAATGCCATGGTGAAGTGGTCAACGCCACTCAATATATAGGGGTATGGGTTTACGTCGATGTAACCTTCATCGGCTGGGATGACAAACGCCGCCCCAAGTTCTCAATTAATTTTAATGTACAACGCACAACAACCGTTTAACAAAGGAGGAACAACAGATGGGAAATAAGAGCAACGCATTTTCAGGAGTAGGGACAACCCTGGGACGGGCGGAAACAACAGGCACATCGGATCCGACGTTCGTAAACATCGCGGAGATCAATTCTCTGGACGGCCCTAATAAAACCCGGAGTACGATCGACGTTACAAGCATCGACTCCGATGCAGGGTACAGGGAATTCATCGCCAGCTTTCGGGATGCCGGTGAAGTTGTTCTTGGAATGAACTTTACTGCTGCGGGTTACGAGGGCATGAACGATGACTTCGAATCGGATGAGAGCCGTGAATTTCGTATCACCTTGCCGAACACCGAAGGCACCGTGTTCGAGTTTGACTGTTATGTAACCGCCCTCGGTATGGCCGTCCCTCTGGACGACAAGGTTACCGCAAGCGCAACATTGAAAATTACAGGCCCGGTGCGGACTACTTCCTAAGCCGGATATGAAGTACTAACCAAGTAGCATGAGAAGGAGAACACGATGAACGATCAGACTGTACTAAACAAGAAAGAATTCTTGGACCTGGCTGGCAACCTAGCCTGCGAGCTTGTTCCTGTCCACGAGTTAAAACCAAACGGAGTTATCAAGCTCCGGGAGTTGACCGGAGAAGCCCGGGACAAATTGGAAGCAATGTCAATCAAGGACGGTGCATGGAATCCGGATAACTTCCGGGCCCGGTCTTTGTCCCTTGGAATTATTAACGAGGACGGCACCTTGATGTTTACGTCGGATGAAATTGAAATGATCGGCAGGTCGTCCGGGAAATTGATTGTCCGATTGTTCCAACGTCTGCAGGTTCTGTCCGGGCTGGGTAAGAAACAAATGGATGAGATTGAAAAAAACTCCGCAGGCCCGAGTCCGAAAGGAGGTTCCTCTTCCGACTAACGAAGGAATTGGGCTACCCGCATCCTGACTATTTGACAAAGTTATTAACTAGCACACAGGTGACAGAGTGGATGGCATACTATAGAATAGAGCCCTTCGGCGGGCATGCAGAAGAGATGCGGTTCGGGATACTGGGCTCTATTCTTGTTTCCCTCCTCGGAGGGAAGTCGACTGAGGGTAAGCTGGATCCAAGAAATTTTACTCTGTCATTAAAACCAAAAGTAAAAACAACCCCGATGAAAGGATTAGCGGAGGCTTTTAAAAGTATTTTTAAGAATGCAATTCCATCAAGTGAGTGGAGCAGGAAAAACAAACGCAGAAAAGAAAAGCCTAAGGAAGGAAAA